TTATTCTAAAAATTTAATGGTGATTTCATCTTCACCATCATTTGAAGTACTATCCCAAACAACTTCTTTAATTATAGTCTTAATAAAATTTTGTTTTTCACTGATATCTATTTTATCAAATTTAGCTAAAAATTTAGATATATTAGATATTAGAAGCTTTAGATTCTCTCCATCCACCTCTAGGAACATCTTTTCTCTTTCTATTTCTAGTAATTGTGTGTTTAATCTTGTATTTTCATTAGCCATTGAGTTTATTTTTTTAGATACTATATCAATAGAAGCTCCTTCCAACAATATTAATTTATCAGTTAGAGCATTTATAGTTTCAGTATTTTTATTGATTTTGCTTTTTTATATTTTTTATTGATTCCACATAATTTACAGAATTGTTTTTCTTCTTTAAATAGGCATCTAAAATCTTAGGATTTAAGGAAATTTTCTTTAAGAGATCAAGAACTTCTGCTTCTACAACATCTATCCTTAGCCATTTAGATGTACATTTATCTTTACTTTTCTTTTTAGAGCATACAAAGTATGTATTTCTAGTACCATTTTTTTAAAGTGGCCTTTATGTATATACATGCCACTTCCGCATTTACATTTAACTAAATGTGCTAAAAAACTTTGTGGGGAAATTCTAGGTCTAGCTTCTGTAGCACGATCTTTGAGGTTGTTATTAGCTTTTATCCATGTTTTAGAATCAATAATAGCTTCATGCTCAGATACAGCAACAAACATTCCTTTGGCATTAAATAATTTCTTACCCTTTTTTCTGGGGCGTCTATTGTAGGATAAATAGCCATTACCGTTTAATTCACCAAAAACACTATAGCCAACAGATTTTAAATAATTTGCACTTAATTCGTCAGATTTAACATAAGTTGGATTACATAGAATGTTTGAAATTGTCTTGGGCGGCATATTAAACATTTCTCCGATTTGATACGTAGTATATCCGTCTGCAGCTTTTTCAAATATAGAGATTAATAATTGTTTTTTTGAGGAATTAATTCCAAGTAAGATTCTTTTTTACCATTGTCATTAATTATAGTCTTGTTTCTATATCCAGTGGGAGGAGTTCCGCCACTCCAACGACCTATTTTAGCAAGACCTTTCATGTTATCCTTAACTCTCTCCGCTATATTCATTCGTTCCATTTCAGCGAATGAAGCTAGTAACATCATCATCATTTTGCCAATCGGTGTACTTGGATCAAACCCTTCCGTTATAGATACAAGTTTAACATCATGATTTTCTAATTCATCATAAATATTTACAAAGTCTACTATATTTCTTGCAATCCTATCAACTTTATAAACTGCAATAATATCAAATTGTTTATGTTTTGCAAGTTCTAGCATTCTTTGAAAGGAGGGCCTATTAGTGTTACCACCGCTAAAACCTTCGTCTTGGAATACTTCAAATGAACACTCTTCATCTGCTCTATTAAAGTAAGTTTTGCACATATCTATCTGATTTTTTATACTCTCTCCAGTATCTGTTTCTCTAGATTTACGAGAATATATAGCTATACGCTTCATTACATCTTACCTCCTATTTCTTTGATTCCGTATCATTGCAAATGTTGCATTTAATGCACTTTCAATTTGTAGCTTTTCATTATCACTTAGTTTAATATCATCAAGCACCAATTCATCACTTGTTAAGATAAGCTTAATAGTTTGCTCTATATCAGTTACTATGTATTCTTTATTTTCTTCAACATCCATAAGTTTATCAGTAGATATATTTAATGTGTTTGCTATTTTTTCTATAGTAGTAGAATTTAAGCTTTGTCTTTTTCCACTTTCAATTTCACTTATAGTTGTCGTCCCTACTTTTGCGAGCTTACTTAATTTATATGCACTTAGTCCTTTTTCAGTTCTTATTTTTTTTATATTTTGTCCTAATATTGAAATCATTTTGGTACCTCCTAATATATTTCCGTTTACAAAACTATTATACAGTTTTTATTTAATATAGTAAACAAAATATTTACGACATATTTCTGTTAAAGGAAATAAAAAGTGTGAATTATTCCTTTTTACGGTAATAAAATAAAGAGATTTTTAAAGTAAATTAAAGTAAATTAAAGAAAAATCAATATATTTTTAAAATAAAGGATATACTTGGATTTGAGTATTGCTGAATTAGGGAATATAATTCAATTGTAATCCCGAAGGCGGAAATACAAGAAAGGAAGATATGGCAAATGAGTAAATTAAAAGAAATACTAGACGCTAAAAGGATGTCGGTTTACCGACTAGCAAAGAAGGCTGACATAGGACAAGCTACAGCGCACGAATTAGTACATGGTACTAGGGAACCATTGGTCTCTACAGCTAGAAAAATAGCAAGTGTATTAAATTGCTCCATTGAAGAAATATTTTTCGAGGAGGAGAAAAAATGAATTTTAAATTTAAAATTATTACTGTAAACGGTAAAAAAAGAATTATCATAATACCTTGCTAATGCATATTATGGATTAGCAAGGTCTAGGGGGAAACCATGAATAAAAAAAATATAAAAGTAAAGGTAATAATGGGGGAGAATACTTCAGCACTAGTAACGGAAGCACTTTTAAAGCTATATGATAACAATGCAGCAAAGGTTTTAGGTCCTGATTTAAAAGAGTTTGAAAAGAAAAATTAATCATTTTAAATACGTATAGATGTAAAGTAATTAACTTCAAATTTTATAGGAGGTAAAAGCATGGAAAGGGTAGTTTTAAACATAGAAAATGGACAACCAGCAATAACAGAAACAACAAATTTAACACCTATAGAAGTTGTACTAGAAATTGATGAAGAAGGTAGAACTACAGCTAGAAAATTATACAACTTTTTAGAGCTAGCTAAAGGACAATTTTCAAGATGGGCAAAAACAAATATCTTAGAAAATTCATTTGCAATAGAAGGAGAAGACTATAAAGGGCTCGACATTGTTGTCGAGGGTAACATAACTAAAGATTATAAGTTAAGTGCATCTTTTGCTAAAAAGTTAGCTATGGGTACTCATAATTTTAAAGGTGAAGCAGCAAAGAATTATTTTATAAAAGTAGAGGAAAAACTTAAACAGAAGATAATAAATACATCTAATTTAAGCCCAGAATTACAAATGTTTAATAATTTATTTAAAGCATTAGCAACTACAGAACTAGAACAAAAGAAATTAAATGCAGCAGTACAGGAGACTAAAGAAGAGGTACAAGCTATTAGAGATGTAGTAGAAATAATACCTTCTAAAAGTTGGAGAAGTGAAACCAACAGATTAATGACTAAAATATGCTTTAAACTTAAAGATTATCAGAAACCCAAAGAAGAAGTTTACAGAGCATTACAAGAAAGAGCAGGATGTGACTTGAAGATAAGATTAAAAAATATGAGAGCTAGGCTAGCACTACAAGGAGTTGCTAAAAGTAAACTAGATGAACTTAATTATTTAGATGTTATAGAGCAAGATAAAAAGCTTATAGAAATATATACACCATAGTTAAAGACATGGCAATAAAGCAAGGAATAAAAGCTTAGGAGGATTAAAAATGAGTAAAAAAATAAAAACAACAGATTTAAATTTAAATATTTCTACAGGAACAATGATTTATGTGGATATAGATATTTTTAGGTTTATATACGATCAAGAAATATTTAACTTAACTATTGAAATGCTCGATGGAGAGAACTTTGAATTTTATAAAGAAGTTGATTTACCAGAAGATGAGGTAATCGTAGACCATAATGATTTAAAAATATTCGCACTAAATTGGATATTTCAAAATGTTGAGGTAGTAAAGGAGATTTAAAATGGATGCTAAAAGAATGGATTAAGGTTTAGAGGAAAATAAATGAAGGAGGAAATATATGAAAAAATCTAAATGGGAAATAGAACTTGATAAAAAAATAGAAGCCCAAAATAAAAGAATAATGGGCTATGTAATAAATATTTTTATAAGTATGGTTACATCAATAATATTTACATTATTATTACTTAAAGCAGTAGGTAGTAAGTAAATTTGATAAGAAAATAAATGAAGGAGGTAAATTTGTGGAGATATTTGTTTTTTTCTTTTAGTTTAATATCATTAATTATTAGTATTATTGCTTTTATAGTAACTAAAGAGAACAATTAAAAACTTTTTTATAATATTTAAAGTTTTTTCTATAAGATGATTCTTTATTATTAGAAAATGTTGATATAGCTACTTTAAAAGATACAAGAACAGTACTATTTTTATTATCTGGATAAAATGGTATATCAAATCTAGTAAAACTGTTAGATTTAAGAATACCATAATTAGCATTAGGATAATTTAAATGAGCCAAAGCTTCACCAACTGGAGAGAATATGGATTTATTGGCACAATCAATTGACTCTAGCACACCATTTGTTAAGAAAAATATTGGTTTCAATGTATCCATGTCAACAATTCTTAAATCAAAAAAAGCTATATCCTTTGGAGATGGATTGACAATCTTTATAAAGCATATTTTGCCTTTACCAAAGGTCATTGCTGGGGAATCATTTTTATAGTCATTAAAATTATAAAATATATTTTCTATGTCACCTAATTCATTTTCTATAACAACGTCTAGGTGTTTACGATTGCACCATAGAGTTATAAAAGAAATAATTAGAGAAATAAAAGAAAATATTATAGTTATAAAAGTTGAAAAATTATATTTAAGAAATTTTAGCATAAAGCATCCCCTTTCAAGAAGATTTTACCACAAAGGGGACAAGCAGTAAAAGGAGGCGATTAAAAATTGACTACAGTAGGACAGAGCATAACAGCAACATATAGCCTACTTGTGATTACAGCTCTTATAATAACAGATTTAAAAGGAGCTATTAAAAATAAAAACGAGGGATGGATAACAGTATTTTTAATACCAGTATTCATATTACTAATAAATATAATTTGGAGGTGGTAAAAATGAATGAGAATTGGTATGTACTAGCAGTAGCAGTTCTCCGTAAAGAAGTCTACACAATTGAACAGGCTTTTGAATGTTACGAAGCTGGAAAAATAAATAAGAGAGCAAAAATGAAGAATGAAGATTTAGAAGATGCTATAAAGTTAAAAAAACAAATGACATATGTTGAGTTAGGAAAAATATATGGTAGGACAGATACAGGGATATGTCATTTAATTACAAAATATAAGGAGGGCAAATATGACAGATAAAGATATTTATACAAAGAATGTACAAGCTATAGGTCTAGAAAAGTTTACTAGATTTTGTATAGAGCAATTTAGTTGTCCAGAACAGATTGATTTTGAGTTATGTAAGTATATTAATAACTCTAGTAGTTGTTTTGAATGTTGGAAAAATTATATAGAGAAAAAAATAGCTCCCTGCCAGGAGCAATAAACTTAAATTAAAAATCGTTAAATATATTTTATACAAGATTAGAGGTTTTGTAAAGTGGATGATTATTGCAAAGGGTGCATACATTTTGCATTGCAAAAAGTTATTTGCCAAACAGATAGGGGAGAACAAATTTTATATGAACCTAGTTGTATGGCAATTAGATGTAAGAAGGAGGTAAAAGAAGAATGGAAAGCCAAGAAACTTTTAAAATAGAGAATTTGAAAGGTGCTAGTTGGGCATTAAGAAAGATAAAAGAATGTAAGGAAAGTATTTTAGAAAAAGAAGAACTCGCAAAAATAGAAAAAGAAAGAATAGAAGAATGGCTTAATAATGAAACCAAGAACGACTTAGTCAGCATTGAATACTTTAATGGCTTATTACTGCAATACTATAAAGAATTAAAACAGAATGACCCTAAAGCTAGAATAACAACACCTTATGGACAAGTAACAAGTAGAAAGAATAAAAAATGGAATTATGGTAATGAAAAAACACTATTAAAATATCTAAATTCTAACGGATATAAAAATCTAATTAGAACCAAACAGGAAATCAATAAAACAGATCTTAAAGAATCATTTTTAATAAAAGATGGAATTGTATTAGATAAAAATACAGGGGAAGTTATTCCAGAGATTAGCGTGATAGAAGAAGAAAATATAAATGTGAAGGTGGAATAATTTTATGGATGGATTAGAGATTTATAACAAGGTAAGGGAAGTACCTGAAAAAGCTAAAAAATCAATAACAGCTGGAAGGCTTAAAGGTATGACAGATATTAACCCAATGTGGAGAATTAAAAAACTTACAGAAGAATTTGGACCATGTGGAATAGGGTGGCATATGAAATAACAAAACAATGGATTGAAGAAGGTTCTGAAAATCAAAGAATTGCTTTTACTAATATTAATTTATATATAAAATACAATTCTGAATGGTCCAAGGCTATTCCTGGAACTGGTGGAAGTAGTTTTATTGCTAAAGAAAGGAATGGTATGTATACTTCAGACGAATGTTTTAAAATGGCACTGACTGATGCTATAAGTGTTGCAAGTAAAGCATTAGGAGTTGGAGCAGACGTGTATTTTGAAAAAGATAAAACTAAATATATATCTAATAATCAAGCGATATTCCGCCCTCAACTGCTACGGACCGACCAAGTAATAAACCTTACACTTGCAGTAAATGTAAAGCAAACGTACCCGAAAAGGTAGCTAAATATAGTTATTCTAAGTTTAAAAAAGTATTATGTTTTGATTGCCAAAAGGGGGAGAAGTAAATGTTAAGTTCAACTTTGTACATGGACAAAGAAACAGAGTTAACTATAGATCAACAAGATGATAGATTTTGTTTAAAATTAAGTAAAATGTTTGATTACGACTTTAGCATAGTTGCAGAAAGGCCAGTATTTGAAAAACTGTTAGAGTTCCTAGAAAAAAATCTATATGATGAAATAACAACCAATGAACTTTATGAAAAATTAGTTGAGAAGGAATTATTACTAGAGCAGGCAGAAAGTCAAATCCAAACTTTGGAGGATAGAATAGAATTTTTACAAAGATAACTCTATTTTAGGAGGAACCAATATGGCAGGAGAAGGCAAAGGATGGATAAGTTTATATAGAAGTATACAAGATCATTGGTTATGGCGAGAGAAGCCTTTTTCAAAAGGTCAAGCTTGGATGGACCTTCTCTTGTCAGCTAACCACCAAGATAAAAAAATAGTATTTGATAGTAATTTAATAGAAGTGAAAAGAGGGCAATTTATAACATCTATAAGAAAGTTATGTGATAGATGGGGTTGGAGCAATAGTAAAGTAAAAAAATTCTTAGAATTATTACAGGGTGATGGAATGTTAACATACAAAAGCGACACTAAAAAAACCACTATAAACATAGAGAAATACGAGCTTTACCAATCATCAAACGACACTAAAAACGACGCAAAAGCATCACAGAAACATCACAGAAACGCCACAGAAACGCCACAGAAACACACAAACAATAATGATAATAATGTTAATAATGATAATAAGTATATAAATAATAAAGAAGAGGTAAACCAATAAAAGTATATCAGAATAATATTTACCCTATGCCAGGGGTAATAGAAATAGAAGGTATAAATCAATGGAGTAATGATTTAGGAAATGAATTAGTTATATATGCAATAGATACAGCAGCTAAAAACAATGCTAGAAACTGGAGATATATAGAACGTATTCTTATAGATTGGAATAGCAACGGAATTAAGACATTAGACCAAGCAAAGGCATATTCAGAAGATAGGAAAAAGAAAGGGGACAAATCAGAATGACAGAGATAGAACGGATAATACAAAAAATGAAGTTAAATATGACTTCTCCAAATACGAAGGTTGATTATAAATGTAATAAGTGCCAAGATACAACTTTTGTACAAGGTGAAAACGGATTAAAAAGATGTGAGTGTTATAAAAAAGATTTAACTAAAAGAAGATGGGCGCATTTTGGTATAGACCCATCTAAAGTAAAACGAATAAGCGAATATGCAGTCTACAGCGACATAACTAAAAGAGCTAAGCAAGTCGCCATAGACTATATAAGGGATTATACCACAATAAAAACAAAAGAGGAAAATAATTTAGCTTTTTTAGGACAACCAGGGGCAGGGAAAAGCCACTTAGCGATAGGAATAGGGGCAAACCTTATAAATAGTGGTGTATGTACTAATATTGTTTATATGCCTTATCAAGAGGCTATGAGGGAATTAAAAGCCAACTCAATGGATGATGAATATTATATCAAAATTCAAGCTAAGTATTTAAAAGCAGAGTTATTAATTATAGATGACCTGTTTAAAGATAAAATTAAAAATGGAAAGCTGGTTGGAGAGTTAACAGAATCAGACATAAAACACATACAGCCTATAATCAATCAACGTTATCTTAATTGTAAGCCAACAATTTATAATAGTGAGCTTACACCAGAACTATTAATAAACTTAGACCAGGCTTTAGCAGGTAGGATTTTAGAAAAGAGCAATATAGTAATTTTTAAATATAACTTAGAAAACAACTATAGAATGAGAAAATTTGTTTAGGGGGATGAATAAATATGCTAAATAAAGATCAAATAGAACAATGCAGAAAGATAGTTGAATCTAATGGAGTAACATTGCAGAAGTTTGTAGCTATAGAAGAATTAGCAGAGTTACAGCAAGCTATTAGTAAGTATCAAAGGGAACAGGTTATTTTTAATATAGATAATATAACGGAAGAAATGGCAGATGTTTATATAATACTAGAAGAATTGAAATATATATGTGCTATATATGATGATGAAATTAAAAATCAAATAGGATTTAAATTAGAAAGAGAATTAAAAAGAATAGAGAGTAGAAATTTGTAATTTGGATTATATTAAGTACCTATAGGTATATATCTAGGCACTTTTATACCTATAGTGTACTAGAGTATTAAAACAATAGTACGGAAAGAAGGTAGTATATGAAACAAATAAAACATTGTGAAGTATGTGGTACAAGCTATGGAGTAGAGTTACACCATATAATCTATAGATCAGAATGTAAGCCACTAGAGAAGTGCAAATATAATTTTGCTTATTTATGTGGGAAACACCATAAAGGGGATTATGGACCTCATGGGAAATATGGAGAAAAGTTTAATAGGCAATTAAAGTTAGGGTTTCAAAACTGGTTAGAAAATATATTTACAGAAGAATATTACACATTAGAAGAAATACAAAAAGAACTAGATATAAGCAGTAATGCCATAAAAAAATTAAGTAAATTAATGCATCCAGTACAAGGGATTAAATATAAAAAAGAGGATGTTATAAGAGTTTGTATGGGAGGTAAAAAAGTTATATAGGGGGTATAAAGTTGAGTAATAAAGAAAGAGCAGAGAAAACTTATATATTGCTTCAGCAAAGAAAAAGAGATAAAGAGAGAGTTAAGAAAAACGACATATTTGCTTTACACGGAAATAACATGGCTAGGATGCTAAGGAAAAATAGCAGAGGTAAAAGGGAGATGGGACAGATATGAAAATAGTCATAGATGGTAAACCAATGGGAAAACAAAGACCAAGGTTTAATGGTAAGACAGGACGAGCATACACCGCAGATAAAACAATTATTTATGAGAATTGGGTAAAACTATGCTACCAGCAACAATGTGCAGGAGAAAAGCTTACAGGTAAAATTACAGCTAACATAATGGCTTATTACCCAATACCTAAGAATACAAGCAAGATAAAGAAACATTATATGTTACTAGGTATAGAAAGACCAACTAAAAAGCCAGATATTGATAATATAGCTAAGATTGTTTTAGACAGCTTAAACAATCTAGCTTATCGGGATGATAAACAAGTGGTAAGTTGCTGTATAAGTAAGTGGTATAGTGAAAATCCAAGGGTAACAGTGGAATTGGAAGAGGTGTAGAAATGGAGCTACAAACACTAACAAAAGCTATATGGGACACAAGTAGAAGAATAGAAGACGGTGTTAATACTTTAGCTAAGAAAGCTAAAGAGTATGCAGAAGCTGAAAAGGAATATAGGTTGGCACTAGGTAAAGAAATTTTAATACTAAGAGATCAAGGAATACAAACTACTTTGATACCAGATATAGCACGAGGGAATACAGCAAAATTAAAGTTTAAAAGGGATTTATCAGAAGCAACTTATAAGACATGTAAGGAAATGTTGCAAGGATTACAAGCAGAATTGAGTGGTTACCAGAGCATTTTAAGAATCCAGCAAGATATATAAGGAGGCGTAACAATGGAAATAAAAACAACAGTTACTAAAACTATAAGCTTAGAAGAGTGGTTAAATATATATGCTCCAAAGATGAAAGCAAAGAGTTGTATTAAAAAGTTAAAAGAATTAAAAATTAAAGATCCAGAGATAGTTTATAAAAATTGGAGAAAAAACTATATAAAAAGTAGGGTGATATAAAATGGTAGAAGTTATTTTAGGAACGGTAGCTATTGTTAGTATTACAGTTTTAATAGCAGTTATAAAGGTTAATAAAAACAAATGTGATTTATGTCATTATAATTGTGAAAACTGTGGTGAGAAAGACGTGTGTGGTATAAGGGAGGATTAAATGGATAGAAAAATATTAATGTTAGATAAAAAACTATATGCAAAAACAGAAGGTAGGTTATATAGGTATTTTAGAGACATAGAAGAAGTAGATAGGTTAGAAAATAGATGTATGGAATTAGAAAAAACAAAAGAAAGTTTAAGGCAAGACATAAGAAATACAAATGTAAGTATAGATGCAGAGTTAGGAATGGCTATAGGATATGAGGAAAGAGTACAAACTTCTAATACTGGAATAAGTAGAGCAGAACAAGGATTATAAAAGAAATAGAAAGAATGCAAAGAGAATGGAAAACAAACAAGAAAACAGATATTAAAAAACCATGCAAAGAATTAGAGAAATACAAAGACAAAATGCAGACATGAATTATTTATTTAGAAACATGGCTACAGAGTATAAGTTAATAGCAGAAATGAAGTACAAGGAAAAGTTAAGCTTAGAAAAAATAGGAGAAAGGCTATGTATAGATAAGAGCAATGTAAAAAAGAAAAAAAGAATAAAATAGTAAAGGATACATCTAAATTTATATAAATTAAATACATGGAGTACGAAATGACTTAAAAGAAAAGAGGTAAATGAAATGGGAGCTTTCATAGCCAAACAACCCAATGGTTTATATTGCAGATTTTCTACAGTAGTAGATTGTCCAACACATTACAATATGACACAAGAAGAATATATAAGCAATGTAACTGGAACGGTTAAAGATAAAGAAGATGGTGAAGATATATTAAGGAATTTTCTAAGACCCTTTAGTGAAGTTAAGGATAGATTTAAACCTATAAATATGACAGAAGAAGAATTTGATAAATTAGTAAAAACAATAAGTGTAAAGCCTAAATCTAAAGGGTTTAAAACTACGTAATACAAATATAGGATGGGTGATTACATGAAAGAAAATAAGATTGTTGAATTGGGAATAGATAAAAACTATACCAAAGAACTTGATAAATTAATCAAAGAAGGGTGGAATGTTATTAGTGCTGAACCTATAGAAAAAATTTATGTACGCATAGTTGGAAATAGATTTGTACTTCAGAAAGAAAAGGACAATATGAAATAGAAATGCGCAACGAAATCGCAACAAAAACGCAACAAATCTAGGATTTAGATGTGTTATAATAGTAGTATAGAAATAGCAGGGTCTTATCGTACAAAAGGCAACTGCAAAAATAAAAAAATATAATATATTGTGTATATGTATAAAAGGCACTTAGCTATAGTAATTATTGTCCCCCAACTATTAGCTAGGTGTTTTTTACTTACCTAAAATTAGTTTAGGAGATTATATTAAAAGGATGTGAAGATATGCTAAGTATTTATGCAAGTTATATATGTTGTAGTTGTAAAAAGAATTTGTATTACTATCAGAAGATATAGAAAGCTTAAAAGGATATTTAGTATGTCCTTATTGTTCTAGTAGGAAAATTAAAAAGGAATGTATAGCAGACAATTTAAAGGAATGTATGAGTGAGAGAAGTTATAAGAGAATTAAGGGAGCGATTAGGCAGAAATAAGTTATACACAATGTATTGTGGATAGTGTGTATAAGTCATACTATATATTGTGGTTATGTCGTAAATAATCATAAATAATCGACAAAAAAATGAAGGAAAACCTCCTAAAATGTAGAAAGCAATACATTGAAGGGGGAGATGAATATGGATAAAAATATTGAATCAATTCTAGAAGAGAAAGGCCAAAAAATAAGTGAATTAACAAATAAAAGAGATCAGATTACTAAAAAAAAGATTGAGATGTTTAATGCATATGTACAAAAAATACGACCAACCTTACAATTTATCAAAGATAATAAATTGGGTTTTGGAGATCCTGAAGATAAATTTATATCACCACTTGGTCCCATAATAGGACATGATGATATATATTTATATGTATATGATCTAGATGTTGTGTGTATAAAGAAAATAAATATGCGTAATCAAGAAGAAGAGGTTATTCCTAAACATAATTTTTTTAATCAGTGCAATTTTCAAGAGGCAATGGATGGATTAGAATATGTTGAAAGAATACCAGATATTGTACTACAAGACTTATCAAAAGATATTCAAAAAGATGAAGTATTATTAGATAACTATAAGTCTAAAATTTAGAGAGCTCATAAGGGCTCTTTTTTTTAATATATAAAGGAGAGTAATTATGAAAGTATATTGCGATAAGTGTAATAAAGATTTTGAAATAAATGCTAAAGAAAAGAAATATAAAGATGGAATAGTAGAACTTTATTTTAAATGTCCCCATTGCCAAGAACGATACACAAGTTTTTTTACAAATAAAAGTATAAGACAAAAACAAAAGAAAGTCAGAAATTTATATGAACAGCATGGTAAAGAAGTAGATGAATATAAAATCATAGAATTACTTAAGCAAATAGATGATCTTAAGGCGGAGATAGGCAATGATATGAATAAGTTAAAGAATAAAATGTTGAAAAGCAAATAAGAAATTATAAGATAATTATATTTTTAATAAAGGAGCTTGCTATGCATAATGTATCTATAAAGGTATTAAAAGAAGTTCTAAATAATAAAAAAGATGAATTAAGTAATCATGTTTTTAAGTATAAAAGAATTAAAAATATTAAAATATGTAGACCAGAAATGGATGAAGAAATAATTAAATCTCTTAAATATGAAATTGAAGAAATTGAAAAAAGTATAACTCATTTAGAAAAAGCAGGAGAGACTAAAGGTTTTAAGATTGTATGTAATAGTTGCAATAAGTTAATTAATATTAAAAAACAAGATAATGATCAATGGGATATAAACAATAAAGAATCAGTAAGTATTTATATATTTGATGGGTATATGGAGATTCAATGTTCGTGTGGAAATAAAATAGAGATAACAAATATACTTTAGGCATTCAATAGAGTGTCTTTTTTTTATTTGGAGGGATTAGTTTGGAAGCATATTTTAAATTAAAGTTATTCATGAAAGTAATATGCTTAGGAATAGGTTTAGTATTTTTAATATTCTTTTTAATAGTTAAGATAAGAGAAATGAAGTAAAGAGAGCTGAGGTTATATAAATGAGGAGAATATTAATAGCATTAATGATTCTTTTGGGGTTTACTACTATTTTGTATGGCTGTACTAAATATGAATTAGTAGATGAAGTAGAAGCTACTGTAACCAGTAAAGAGTATAGGAAAAGTAGTATAACTATGATACCAATGACAATATCAAATGGTAAAACTGTAACTACCACAATGAGGCCACAGATTAATCCAGAAGAATACAATATAAAACTTAAATACAAAAACATGGTTACAACTATTAATAATAAAGAAGCTTATAATAATGTAAAGCTAGGAGACAAGCTAAAGGTTAATTATTATATTACAAGCGATAAAAAGAAAGAAAAGATAGAATGGGGAGGAAAATAAAATGTTAGATTATAGAATAATAACTAAAGAAGAATATAAAAAGATAATATTAAATAATGTTAGTGCTCCATGGATATATAAAAGGAGTATTAAAGAGATAGATAAGAACTGGAATGCACTAAGAAAAGGATATGACTTTGTTATAGCAGCAGGCAGAGAAGAGAAACCTATGTTTTATAGTGTAGAGTATTTCAATGAACATGTATTGAATGGCAAAGATAAATCAAAGGCATTGACTTTAAAACTAAAGCTAGATACAACAGAGTTTGAGAATGAATTAAATAAAATAGAAAAACAATTAACAAGAATAAAAGATCTAGAGGATATGTTAAGGTTTGATAAATCTTTAAATGAAGTCAAAAACATAACAATAAATAATAATGTAGATATAAAAAAGCTAGAGAAGATTTTAAAAGAGATGAATATAAAAAAGGAATAGTAACTTGGAGAGATGCAGATTGTTAGGAGGTGTTAAGTAATGGCACAGCGTAGCTTAAGACCTTGTAAGCAACGTGGATGTATAGAGCTAACAAGAGATATAACAGGTTACTGCGAGAATCACATACACATAGCAGAAGAGAGACAACAACAAAGAAATAAATATTATGATAAGCATATAAGACATAACAAGGATAAGAAGTATACTAAGTTTTATCATAGTAAAGAATGGGAAAGATTGAGAGAAGACATTTTAAAAACTTATAATGGAATTGATATATATAGTTATTATATAGAGAATAAAATAGTAATTGCTAATACAGTACATCATATAGAAGAGATAAAAGATAATTGGGATAAAAGGTTAGATGTAGACAACCTATTTCCTTTATCAGATGTTACACATAATAAGATACACAGTCTCTATAGTAAGGATAAGAAGGGAACCCAAAGGCTTCTTGTAGAGTTGCTAGAAAGATTTAGAAAACAATTTGGTATATCCCCCCTCCCTTAGAGAATTTAGTGCTCTTCTAAAAGACCGAGGGGGTAGATTCCCTCACAAGAAATTCCCTAAATGAAAATTTGAGAAAAGGAGATAAGAAGAATGGCAAGACCAAGACAACCAACAGATTTGCTCTTAGTTAAAGGCACGAAACATTTAACTAAAAAAGAAATAGTAGATAGAAAAAATAAAGAAGTACAAGCTCCAGTAGATAAAATTGAACCACCTTCTTATCTGCCTAGTAATTTAAAAAAAGAATTCAATAGAATAGGTGAAGAATTAATTAATATAGGTATAATGAGTAATTTGGATTGTGAAGCTTTAGCACGATTTATAGTAAGCGAATATAACTATCAAAAAATTACTAAAAAATTATTAAAAACTGGTGTTGATAATGAAAAATATATAGATTTATTATTAATGCAAGAAAAATTATTTAAAATGTGTAGACAAGGGGCTGGGGATTTAGGGTTAACTATTTCTAGTAGGTGCAAACTTGTAATACCTAAAAATGAAGAAAAGAAGGAGCTAACAGAAGAGGAAAAACTTTTCGGTGGTAGAGTGTGAGTAAGTTTGCTCAACTGTTTACTAGAATTTATAATTATTCTTTAGATATTGTAGAGAAAAAAATAAAAGCTTGTAAAAAACATAGGCAAGCTTGCCAAAGGTTCCTGGATGATTTAGAAAAAAGTAAAGAGGACGATTATCCTTTTTATTTTGATTATGAAGAACTTTATAATTTTTATAAGTGGTCTGGTATGTTTAAACATAGAGTTGGAATTCTTAAAGGTAAGAAAATTGACCTTGTAGATTTTCAACTTTTTTTAATTGGAAATATATTTTGCTGGAAAGAAAAAGAAACAGGATATAGAAGATTTAGAAAAGTATATATTCAATTAGCCAGAAAAAATGCAAAGTCACAATTGCTAGCACTAATAACAAGTTATCAGTGTTTCCTATCTGATGAACAACAGGAATGTTATATAAGTGGTTGGACTAAAAAACAATCGAAAATAGTTTACAAAGAAATGAAATTCCAACTAGAGGGTAATGACTTTTTAAAAGGTAAATGGAAAGAAAGCTATGGCGTTATTACTCACTTAAAAAGTGGTTCTATTATTGAGCCTTTGTCCAAAGAAGCTAAAAATAATGGTGATGGTGATAACCCAAGTCTTGGTATATGTGACGAATACCATCAACATAAGACTGATGAAATATATGAATCTATTCTTTCTGGTATGGGTGCTAGAACAGAGCCACTTATGGTTATTATAACTACTGCAGGAGTGGATTTAAATAGTCCTTGTTATAAGGAATATCAATATGTTAGTAAAATACTTGATCCTAATTTAAAGGACATCACAAATGATGAATATTTTGTAATGATTTGTGAGCTAGATTCTAAAGATGATATAAAAGATGAAAGTAATTGGATTAAAGCCAATCCTATTTTAGCCACATATCCTTTAGGTTTAAGAAAAATAAGAAAGTGAATTAAAAGCAGCGCTTGATGCTCCTGAAAAGATGACTAAGTTTAAAACTAAGTATATGGATATTTGGGTAAATGCTAGAGAAAATGGCTACATGAACATGACAAAGTGGTCTGAATGTGAAAATAACAAATTATCTTTAGCAGATTTTGAAGGTGAGGAGTGTGTTGGAGGCTTAGACTTATCAACTAAGCTTGATTTGACTTCTATAGCTTTTGAATTTAAAAGGAATGGCAAGTATTATCCATTTCAGCACTCTTTTATACCACAGGAAGCCTATGATAGAAGATTAAACGAAGGTAAATATCCTTTTGATTTATGGAAAGAGCAAGGACATTTAACTGTAACACCAGGAGCAGTAATAGACTATGCCTTTGTTAAGCAATGGATACAAAAACAGGAACAAAAATATAATTTGAAAATAAAAGAGATAGGATATGACCCATACAATGCTACACAGTTTGTACAGAAAATGGAGCAGGAAGGTTATGTTATGGTTGAAGTTAGACAAGGACCATATACACTTAATGAACCTACTAAAGATTTTAGAGACCAGGTATATGATAAAAAGTTAGAACATAGTGGAGATGGACTTTTAACTTGGGCGATAGGCAATGCGGTCACTAAACAAAATGCGCAAGAATTTATAATGTTAGACAAGGCAAAGTCTAGTGAAAAAATAGATCCTGCAGCTGCAGTAATAAATGCACATGTAAGAGGTATGGTAGTACTAGATGATGGAGCAGGAGACATATTCTATAGTCCAGATATATAGAGAGGAGGTGGAAAATTGGGAATATGGAATAAAATTAAAAGCTTTATAAAAGCACCGTTTAAAACAAGGATAATTAGGGACTATAGTAGCGGTTTTAGTTTTTTTAACACTGATCTCGCTACGAATGAAACTATATTTTCAGCAGTGTCATTGCTAAGTAATACAATGGGTAGTTTGCCTCTTAAACTTTATAAAGATTATGAAATAGTTAAACCAGGAGGAAATGATTTAGCTAGAATGATAGAATATAACCCTACTTCATATATGACTATGCTACAGTGGGTTAGATGTATGGAAACTTTAAAAAATACTAAGGGCAACTCATATGCTATAAAAGAATATGATTATATGCATCAACCTGTAAAAATGCATATTTTAGACCCTGATTTCGTTACTCCTATAATAGAAAAAGATACCAAGGAACTTTGGTATGAGATTAGGGATGAAGATGGTTTAATGTATGTGCATAATTCTCATATAATACATTTTAGCCACATTTCTGTTAATGGATATAAAGGCATTAACCCATTAGATGTTTTAAGGAACACTATAGATTACGACAGAGAAATTAAGGAATTTAGTTTAAATCAAATGAAAAATGGATTAAAGGCCAATATAGTCATTAAATTAGGAGCTAAATTAAATAAAGATGCTATGAATGAGTATACAGAGATGATAGGAAGGTTTCAAAAGAATGGAATTTTATTTGTAGACCAGGGCAAAGAATTTCAAGAGTTAAAGAATAGTTCATTTATAGATCCTAAAGTTTTCGATGTAGAAAATATAACTATTGCTAGGGTAGCTAGGGTATACAATATACCACTTCATAAACTTTTAGCTGAAAAACAAGGTTATTCTAGTGCTGAACAAGCAGATTTGGAATATATAAAGGATACTATTTTACCTGTTATAAGGCAGCATGAAGAAGAATTAAATAAAAAATTGCTTACAGAACAACAAAGAAACGAGGGATACTCCTTTAAATTTAATCTGAATGGTTTAGCCAGAGCAGATATGAAAACTAGAGGAGATTTTTATTTTAAAGGTATTAGGAGTGCTTGGTTTACACCTAATGAAATAAGAGCTTTAGAAGAAATGCCACCGATAAAAGGTGGAGATCAATTATTTGTATCAAGGGATTTGATTCCAATAGATAAAATTGATTTATTGTTACAACAAAAAAACAACAACACAGAACCGAAAAGATAAAGTTCTTTTTTATTGCATTGAAAGGGGGTGAGAATATGAATAAAGTCTTAGAAATTTAAAAAATAAAAACAAACAAACTGGAAAAGAAGAAGTAGTAGGAACTATGGAAATTAAAAATCAGACAGAAGAAAAAGCAGAACTCTATTTTTATGGAGATATTTGTTCTAGTACTAGGGGATGTTGGGAAGAAGAAGATAAATGTCCACAGGATGTATCTAACTTTTTAAAAGAAATTGATAATAATAAAGACTTAGATATTTATATAAATTCTGGTGGAGGTTCAGTATTTGGTGGATTAGCAATATATCATCAATTAAATAGGCATAATGGTTTTAAAACTGTTCATGTAGATGGATTAGCAGCAAGTATAATGAGTGTAATAGCACTAGTAGGAGATAAAGTTATAATTCCTGCCCCAGCACAATTTATGATTCATAAGCCCTGGACTATTGCTTTGGGAAATGCAAATGAATTCAGAAAACAAGCTAATGATTTAGATATAGCAGAAGAAAGCATTTTGAAAATATATGAAGCTAATTTAAATGAAGGTGTAAATATTGAAACAATTAAACAATTAATGGCTGATGAAACATGGATGACAGGTGAAAAGGCAGCAGAATATTTCAATATTGAAGTTGAGGAAACACAAGAATTGGTAGCTTGTACTTCTCAATATTTCAATGAATATAAGAATATGCCCAAAAATCTATTTGCAAAGTCAATAAAGCCAAAAGAACTAAAAAATAAAGACCATTTTATTAAAGATGAAGAGATAGAAGCTCTTATATCAAGAGTAAATAATACTTTAAAATTTGAGGAGGAAAGAATAAATGAATAGATATCAATTAGAACAAATGTTAGCAGGAATAGGCCAGGACTTAAAAGCAAATACTGAAAAGCTAACAACAATGTATGCTGATGCAAAGACTACTTTAGAAGCAAGGAATGAGCAAAAAAATACTGTTAAGGATTTAGAGGAAAGATTTGCAGGCATTAAAGCGCAGATAGAAGAAATGGATAGACAGGCAGAGGAAAAAATTAAAAATAAAAATATTACAGGAGATACAGAAAAAGAAAAAGTAGTTAATGCTAAGGCTGAATTAATTAGAGCAACAATGGCTAATAAACCTGTGGGTGTAGAAATTAAAGCGGCTTTAGGAGATGGTAATAGTTCTGGTGGAGAAAAAATATTACCACGAACTATGACAAATGAATTATTACATGAACCTTTTGTTAAGAACCGCTAAGAGATGTTTCGGTATTTACGAATATTACAAATTTAGAGGTACCTAGAATTGATTTTACTCTAGATGATGATGAATTTATTAAAGATACCGAAACAGCTAAAGAACTGGAAGTTAAAACTCCCACAGTACAATTTGGCAGACATAAATTTAAAGTATTCTCTAGTTTATCTGAAACAATTTTAAGAGGTACTAATACTAATTTAGTACAAACTGTTGATGCCGCATTAGAAAGTGGAATAGCTGCTAAAGAGAAAAAAGTAGCATTTACTAAAACACCTAAGAGTGGAGAAGAACATATGTCTTTCTATAGCCCTCAAAATAATATAAAAATAATAGAAGGTGAGAATTTATATAAAGCTATTAAAGGAGCCTTAGCAGACCTAGAGGACGATTACGCAGAAAATGCTACAATAAGCATGACTAGAAAAGACTATTATGATATTATAGAAACTTTAGCTAATGGGAATGCAACATTGTATGGGGCACAACCAGAACAGGTATTAGGAGCACCAGTTAAGTTCTGCGACAAAGCAGTTGATCCAGTTATCGGGGACTTTAGATATTCCCATTTTAACTACGATTTAGATATGCTATATGATAGAGATAAGAATGTTAGAACAGGCATGGAAGACTTTGTTCTAACAGCATGGATTGACCATCAAATCAAGCTAAAATCTGCGTTTAGAATAGCTAAGGTGAAAACTCCCTAGTGAGCCCCCAAAAGAAACGATGGGGGAAGAAAATACAGAACCCATAATATATGGTAAAGAAGAGTTAGAGACTATGACAGTTGAACAATTAAAGACCATAGCTAAAGATAAAAATATAACAGGTTATTCTAGTATGAATAAAGCTGACTTAATAACAGCAATATTGACACCTTAGAGGAGGTGTTATTTTTATGAAATTAGATGAATTAAAAGAATATTTAAGAGTAGAGGGAGAAGATGAAGATATAACTTTATCTTCTCTTTTACTTGCAGCTAAATCATATATAAAAAATGGCACTGGACTAGAAGAAGACATGATAAAAAGTGATGAAATAAAAGAATTATATAATCTTTGTTTAAAAATACTTATAAGCCACTGGTACGAGAATAGAGTTATCGAAACTACAGGACCTAACTTCCATAAACTTAGTTTTAGCGTGGATTCCATTTTGATTCAGCTGGAAGCTGAATATTTAAAAATTAAAAGGAGTGAGATAGAATGGATCCAGGTAGGTTAAATAAAAAAATTGAATTTGTAATCAAAGGACAAGATGGTACAGATGATGACGGATACCCACTACCAGATGAAAAGGTAATAAGAGAGTGTTATGCAAGTGTAAGAGGATTAAGGGGTAGAGAATTTTACAATGCAGCAGCAGTCCAAGCACAAGATGAAAAAGTTTTTAATTGTAGATATTTTAAAGGAATTGATACTTCTATGCAAATAAAATACAATGATAAGCTTTATAATATTGCTTCTATAAATGATTTAAATGAAAAGCATGTAGAATATGAAATACATGCAAAGGAAGTGAAACAAAGTGGCTAGCATGGAATTAGATGGAATGGATAACTTAATTAGAAAAATAGAGGAAATGGGTAAAGCAGGAGTAAGGGTAGAAAATGCTGCATTAAAAAAAGCTGGAGAATTAATTGTGGAAGAAGCTAAAAAATAATGTGCCTGTTAAAACTGAAAAAACTGAAAAAAGGATTAAAGGTAAGTGGTGTTCGTAAAAAAGGTGGAAATAAATTTGTTTTAGCTGGAATACAAAAGGGAGATAATTCTAAAATATTTTATGGAAAGTTTTTGGAATTTGGTACAAGCAAAATAAAGGCAAGGCCATTTATGGGGCCTGCGTACGAGAGAAAAAAAGAAGAAGCTAAAGGAATAATAAAAGATGAACTACGAAGAGAATTAGGACTATGAGCATAAATAAATTAATAATAGATGCTTTAAAACCTCTAAACATTCCAGTGAATTTTCAAACTTATAAGGGGAAAGAAGAAACATATATAACTTTCTTCTGTTATAACGAGCAAGGGGAGTGCTTTGCGGATGACATAGAGATTGATACAGGATTTTATATGCAAGTAGATATATGGAGCAAAGGGAATATAGAAAAATTAAAAGAAGATACAGTAAAATTATTAAAAGCAAATGAATTTATTAAAAGAACAATCCATGATGGACTATATGAACCCGATACAGGAATATTCCATAAAGTATTAAGGTTCTTTTATTATGTAGAAAATAAGGAGGAGGAATAATAATGGCTATTAAGGGATTACATGGGTTTCGTTATTGTGTTCTAAATGAGGATGACGAAAAAGGATTTGAATATGAAAAAGAAATTAAAAGATTGACAGGTGCTAGAAGTATAAAAGTAGACAATAAAGTAAATGATGCTAAGTTATATGGAGATGACCAATTGCTTGAAACTGCAAGTGCTATCGGCTCTATAGATGTAGATATTGATGTTGCAGACTTGACATTAGAACAGCAAGCAGAGTTATTAGGATATAAATATGAGGATGGTGTTTTGATAGAGGATAAGAACTTTAATCCCCATATATTGCTTTTGGTTTTATGGCACCTAAGTCTAGTGATGGGAAAAGAATGGTATGGCTGCTGAAAGGAAAAATGCAGCCAATGAGTGACGAGGCTAAAACCCAAGACGATAAGGTAGAATTCCAAACACAAAAGGCAAAGTTTGTATTTATGCCTAGAGTGAATGATGGTAAGCATAAATTTAAAGCTGATACCAATACTACTGGAGCGCCAACAGAGGAAGAATTCTTTAGTGTTGACTTCTTAAAAACAGGAAAGAAACCAGTAAAAGTAGGAGCTTAATGCTCTTGCTTATTTTAATTTAGGAGGGAATTATAATGACAATAACATTATTGATAGATGGAAAAGAAAAAATTTTTAATGCGCCTTTTGTGAGTACAAGAAGATTAAAAGAAACTTTGGCTTTGAGCGAAAAGATATACAATGGAATTAATATTGAAACAATAGATAAAGTAGCAGAACATTTAGTTGAGATATATGGAAACCAATTTACTATAGATGAGCTATATGATGGCTTTCCAGCGAATGAATTTGCCAATAAAGCAATAGAAGATATGCAAAGGGTGCTCGGTAACTTTGAGGATAAAATAAAAAACTAGCTAGTGGAGAAGGAGAAGGTAGTTCCCTTACTCCACAAGAATTTATACTAGATTTGTACAATTATTTATTAAAAGAAAATTGGACTATGAATGACATAGATTCAATGGATGTATTTTATTATTTTGAAGTATTGGCTTATAGGAATAAAACTATTGATAGTAAAACAGGGAAAAGAAAAGAAGAAGATGTTTATATAGACCAGGTTAGTTGGTTATAGAGCTTAGATTGATATCTAGGCTCTTTTTATTTTGTAAGAAAGGAGGTAAGTAAATGGCAGAAGATGTAGGAAGTTTGGTTGTCCGTGTAGCAATGGATAATTCTAATTTTCAACAAGGTATACAGAATTTGAATAGATCTATAAGAGTGATTCAGAGCGAATTTAAAAATGCTACAGCTGGATTGAAGGACCATGGGCAAGGTTTAGATGGACTTAAATCTAAGCAAGAAATGTTATCCAAGACTGTAGAACTACAAACAGAAAAGATAGCAAAATATAGAACTAAAATAAAAGAAAGTGAAGAAACATTAAATGATAACACCAAGGCTCATACAAAATTAAAAGAAAAAGGTAGATAATGCGAAAAAAGCCTGGGAAGATTCTGAGAAGAGCTTGGGTAAAAATGCAGAAGAAACAAAAAAACTTAAAGCAGAATATGAAAAACTTGATAAACAATATGCTGACAGTGAAGAGAAAATAAGAAACAACGTACGAGCGATAGACAACTGGAATGTTAAGGCTAATAATGCTGAAGCTAAACTAAAAGATCTAAAGAATTCTTTATCTAGTACAAGTAAAGAAATAGATAAACAAAGTAACAAATGGGTACAGGCTAGTAACAAATTAAAGGATAATTCTGAAAAATTTAAGGATACTGGAAAAAAGATAACTGATGTAGGAAAAGGTATAAGTAAGTTATCGCTTCCTATCGCAGCAGTTGGTATTGGAAGTGCAAAAGCGGCAATAGATTTTGAAAGTGCTTTCACAGGAGTGAAAAAACAGTAGATGGGACTAAAGAACAGTTTGCAAATTTAGAAAAAGGTATAAGAAGTACAAGTAAAGTAATGCCACAAAGTGCTACGGAAATTGCAGGGGTTGCAGAAGCAGCGGGGCAGTTAGGAATAAAAACAGATAATATACTGAGCTTTACCAAAAGTATGGTCATGCTCGGTGATTCTACAAATATGTCTAGTGAAACAGCAGCAACCGCACTTGCTAGATTTGCGAATATAACTCAAATGAGTCAGAAAGACTTTGACAAATTGGGTTCTGTAATAGTCCACTTAGGTAATAATCTAGCTACGACAGAATCCGAGATAGTTGAAATGGGATTAAGGCTTGCTGGAGCAGGAAAGCAGATAGGACTTACAGAAGGGCAAATTTTAGGATTATCAGGAGCTTTTTCTAGTGTTGGTATAGAAGCTGAAATGGGTGGTTCTGCAATATCTAAGGTAATGGTTAAAATGCAGGCTGCAGCAACAATAGGGAGCAGCAAGGCTAAAGAACTTGAAAAGTCAACAGGGATGACTATAAGACAACTGGAACTAATGGCTTCTAACCAAGGGAAGGCATTCAAGGAAGTTGCAGATTCCTTGAACATGACAACTGGAGAGATGAACTCTGTCATAAAAAGCTCTAAGGAATTAGACAACTTTGGTAAAATAGCAGGTATGACGGGAGAACAATTCAAACAAGCATTTGAAAAAGATGCAGCTACTGCGCTTATTGCATTTATAAGAGGACTCGGAAATGCAGAAAACGTTGGGTCATCAGCTATAGAAATGCTAGAAGAAATGGGTATAAAAGAAGTAAGACTTAGGGACAGTTTACTTAGAGCAGCAAATGCAGGTACTTTATTAGAAGATTCTATAAACATGGGAACTAAAGCCTGGGGAGAAAACATTGCTCTTACTAACGAAGCAAACCAAAGATATGAGACTACAGAAAGTAAACTAAAAATGGCTAAAAATCAAATAACAGATGCGGGTATAACTATAGGCAAGAATTTATTGCCAGCTATAAGAGATATAGCAGTTAGCGTGGCAGGAATGACAGAAAAATTCTCTAAGCTAAGCCCAGAAATGCAAAAAGGTATTGTTAAATTTGGTGCATTTGTAGCAATTACAGGACCTGCTATAGTAGGAGTGGGAAAATTAGTAACTGGATTTGGAAGCATTTTAAGTGCTGGAAGTAAAGTGGCTGAAATAATGGGGAAAGTAAGCCTCGCTACAAAAGGAGCAGAAGCAGCTACTACGACAGCAAGTGTAGCGTCAGGTGCGGCTGGCAAAGGTATTACTGCAATGGGATTAGCTGCAAAAGCAGGAGCATTGCTTCTAAACCCTTGGGTATTGGGAATTGGTGCTGCAACAGTTGCTGGAGTAGCATTATATAAACACTTACAAAAAGATGCAGTACCAAGCATAGATTTGTTTGCAAATAAAACCGAGCAAACAGTGCAAAGGGTTAAAGCTGCAAATGGGCAAATGGTAACTGTTTATGGACAAACTACTACTAAAATTTCAGAGGGGACTAAAAAAGCAGTAGGTTCTTACATGGAATTAGATAAGAAAGCTAGCAGTTCTTTAACAAGTTTAGTAGTAAACACAGATAAATTTACTAAGCAAGCTAAAGATAAAGTAATAAAAAATTTTAGTGATATGAGTAAGAAATCTAGTAGCTTAAGTAATGAACAAAAAAATACCATGACAACCAATTTTAAAAAATTAGTTACTGATACAGGAGTACTAACTAAAAAAAATAAAAGATGAAATAATAAAACAATATACTGCAATGGTAAATGGAACCAAAGGCCTTAGCAAAAAGCAGAAGGATCAAACAATAAAAGACTTTGCCGACACTTTAAATAAAAGTACTGCAATTACAAAGCAACAATCATCAGATTTACAAAAAATATATAAGGATATGGGAGATAAAATTAAGGTTGGCCTAGACAAAAAGAAAACAGAGGAATTAAAAAGCCAACAAGATTTCTTCTCAAAGAGTAATGTTCTTACTACTACAGAAGAAGCAAAGATATTGCAAACGACTGCAACCAGTTGGGAAAACAAGAAGAAAACAATAAATGGATTACAAAATCAAATTAATTCTATTATTCAAAATGCTGCAAACAATCATAAGCAGCTAACAGAAGATGAAGTAAAAACAATAGATTCATTACAGCAACAAATGAAAAGAAAATGCAGTTAAAACTCTGTCTTCTAGTGAAGTTGAACAAAAAGTAATAATGGAAAGATTGAAATCTTACAATGGAAGAATAACCGCTGAGCAAGCGAGCGAAGTTATAAAAAAATGCAGAGAAACAAAAGCAAAAGTACTATTGATAAAGCTAATCAACAGTATGATGGAACTGTGAAAAATATAATAAAGCTTCGTGATGAAAGCAAAGTTATATCTGCGGCTACTGCAGATAAAATGATTAAAGAGGCAGAGCGACAACGAAAGGAAAGTATTGATAAGGCAGAAAATCAAAAAGAAAGAAGTTGTAAAAAAAATTACTTCCATGAATAAAGACATTGGAGAGAGTGTAGATACTACCAGTGGAAATATGTTAACCACTTGGGATAAATTAAAAAAATGGTGGGATGGATGGAAGCCAGATTCTAAACAATTCAGCTATACATTAAGAGGAATTGAAAGAGAAGCTGTTCAGAAAAAAGAAGGTGGCAAAGCATATGCAACTGGTACAACTAATGCTGCTCGTGGCTGGAACTTAGTCGGGGAAGAAGGTCCCGAATTGCTTTGGTTTGATGGTGGAGAAACCGTTCTAAATAACAGAGACACTCTTAATTTGTTTAATAAATTAGATAATAAAATGGGATATAACACAGCTAAAGCATGGGGAGTTAATCTTTCAGAAGGTTTAGCAGATGGGATAAGTAGTACTAGAAAATTAGTACTCGACTCTATATTAGAAACAGCAAATGGAATAAATTTAAAAACACGAAAAGCACTTGGTATAAATTCTCCTTCAAGGGTCATGCAAGAACTGGGGAAATTTTCAAGTGAAGGTTTAGCCTTAGGTATATTGGAAAACAAAGATAAAGTAGAAAGCGCAGCTAATCTGGCAGCACAAGTTATAAAGGATGTTACAGAAAATAAGCTAGACGATATACAAGTAAAGGTAAATACAAATGATAAAGAAATAAAAGATAGAGTGGCAAGGCAGCTGAATTGGGGTGTTTATAATAAAGATGAATACCAGAAATATTTAAACTTTGTAGATAAACTCAATAAAGAAGAAGTAGAAAAGTCAAAGGAATTTTTAAAAAGAAGATTACGAAAATAGGGTAAAAAATCTAGAGGATAGATTAAGAGTACTTAAAAATGAAAATAGCATAGAGCTACAAACGGAACGAGCTAGAGTAGATCAAGAAATAGCTCATTATCAAAATCTACAAAGGAATACTAAAGATAAAAACGCTAAAAAGAATTATGCTAATCAAATAGCAAGCTTAAGACAATACCAAAAACAAGTCTTAAACACTACTAAAGCTAATCAGAAAGCACAGGTAGATAGCCTTGAGCGTTCTAAGCGAGCATTAAAAGAATACTATGATGATGGAATTAAATTATTAGACAAGAGAGAAAAAGAAGTTAAAAAGTCATTGAAAATTGAAGAAAATGCATTTAAAGATTTAATGATTACTTATGATACAGCAATTAAATCTCTAAAAGTTAAAACAGGAGATCTAGTAAAAGATTTGAAAAATCAAGAGGCTATAGTTGTAGTACAGAGTAAAAAAGTAGAAGACTTAAGAAAGCGTTATGAGGATTTAGCTTATACTTTGGGAATCGCAGCAGAAGAAACAGTAAAGGCTAGGAAAGAATTTGAAAATGCTAGAGTAGAATTAGAAAATATGGCTAATGCAGTAAAGGATTCAGCTAAGAACTTGTCAGATTATATAGATAAGTTTAAGCAGGATATCGCTAATGCATTAAAAGAAAGATATGAAGATGAACTAAAACTACAAGAGGAATCTATAAATAGTCAAATTCAAAATTTGGAAAAGTGGAAAGATGAAAGTATAAAAAGAATAGATGATGTATATGACGCTAAAATCAAGGCTATAGAAGAACAGCTAGAGGAAGAAGACAAAGCTGATAAAGATGCAGAAGAAATGAAGAAAATCAATAGCCTTAAGTCTGCTATTGATTTTGAACATAATCAATTTAATAAGGCAGAAATGCAGCAGGAACTTAATAATCTTATTAAAGAAAGAGAGAAAAGGTTACACAAAGAACAATTAGAAGAACAGAAGAAAAAGCTAGAAAAAGAAAAAGAAGATAAGTTACAAAATATTAATTCTATATATGAAAGTAATAAGAAAAGCTTAGAAAAACAACTTGAAGATTATAGAGTTTTTTGTGAAAAGAGAACACAGGATGCAGTTCTGCAAGCGCAAGCTGAAAAAATGATTATGGATAATAACCAAAAGGAAATAGTAGAGCTATTGCACAGCTATAGTAAAGAATATGAATATGCTGGACAAACACTAGGACAAAAATTGATTGATGGATTTAGTCCAAAAATTCAAGAAATTAAGGATATGATAGCAAGTATAACTGCTGAAATAAACGGAGCAAGGCAAAATGCTTTAGATTTAAGCAGAAGTGTTAGTAGTGTTACTACAAATAGTAGTGTAACTAATAATAGAAATAATACATTTAATGTATATGCTTCCAACAATAATGGAGGTAGTAGAAGTATAGAAAGTGAATTAAGAAGTTTAGCTTTTTCTATGGCATAAGGAGGGAGTATTAGAGTTGCAAAAATTAATATATAGAAATTCTAAAGGACAAGAAGTAACTTTAAGTAACTCTCGTCCTTTTATTTTGGAAAAAATAGAAAATGTAGCTAATACAGCAACTAGTATAAATACATCTATAAGTGCTGGGCAAGATGGAGTTAGTATAGATAATATATCTATTAAAGAAAAATTATTACCTATAACAGCAGGAATAGTAGGTAATAATTTTGAGGATATAGATAGGAAAAGAGAATATTTAACAAGTGTATTTAACCCTAAGTTTCATGGAGAACTCATTTATACAAATAATGCAATTAGTAGAAAAATTAAAGGAAGGGTTCAGGATATAACTTTTCAAGATAAAGTGGGATCTATTCAAAAATTTTTAGTCCAGATTTTAGTTCCTAATCCATTTTGGGAAGATATCTACACTAAAAAAGAAGAAGTGGCCTTATGGGTTGGAGATTTTGAATTCCCTCTAGAAATTCTACCAGAGGTATAGAAATGGGACATAGAGTTAGTAATCTAATTGTAAATATAAATAATACTGGAGCTGTTGAGTGCGGCATGAGAATACAATTTAAAGCACTTGCTACAGTAATAAATCCAAGTCTATTCAACATCAATACTAGAGAATTTATAAAAATTAATAAGACACTTAATGCAGGAGATGTTTTGGAATGTACCACAGAGTTTAGTAATAAAAGAATAGAAATGATTAGAAATAATGGTTCTAGAGAAAATGTCTTCAATTGGATTGATTTAGATTCAGAGTTCTTACAGCTAGAGCCAGGAGACAATCTTTTGAGATACAATGCAGATAGTGGCATAGATAATTTAGAAGTGGCCATATATTACACGCCATTATATTTGGGGGTGTAGATTATTAAGACAGTTAAAATATTAGATAAGAATATAAATTTATTAGGTGTTATAGACAATTATGAAAGTTTTTCTATAACTAGAAGATTTTTTGAATGTGGAGAATTTGAATTTAAAATTAATTCTAATAAACTCCATACAGACAAGTTGGTTAAAAATAATTTACTTCTTTTAGGAAAAGATTATAACAAAGTGGGTGTAATATTACACAGGGAGTTTGTTTATGGAGAAGAAGGACAGGAGACAGAGACACTTTTAATAAAAGGTGTAATGCTTCAAGGATTAACTAAAAGAAGAATTATAATACCTAATACAGGGCAAGAATTTGATAGCTGTATTGGGTATCAAGAAACTATAATGAAATATTTCATAAATAGAAACTGTGTTAATCCAATAGATTCAAATAGAAAATAGATAATTTGATTATAGCAGTAGATAAAAAACGTGGTGAGGACGATAGATGGAGGGGAGCGTATGAAAATTTAGACGAGAAGTTAAAAGAAATAGGAGAATACAGTAAGCTTGGTTGGAACATTATGCTAGATCATAAGCAAAAAAAATTTATATTTGATGTGCTACAAGGGAAAGATTTAACAGTTAATCAAGATAGCAATCCCCCTGTTATTTTCAGAAACGATTTTAGTAACATAAAGACTAGACATTATACGGAAAGCATTATTAATAGTAGAAATTCTATTTATATTGGAAATAAAGAAAAGCTAGTTTTAAACCTTGGTGATATAACTGGATTTGAAAGAATGGAAACATTTTTAGATAGTACATCAGAGGAAGTAGAGGATATAAAAAAAGAGGGTTTAGTTAAACTTGAAGAAATTAAGGAGCTAAAAACATTTGAACTAGAAATTAATCCAAACAATACATTTGTGTACGAAAAAGACTATGATTTAGGGGATATAGTTACTATCCAGGATAAGAAATTAAAAGTAACCATGAATAGTAGAATTGTAGAAGCACAGGAAGTGTATAGTAATGATGGTATGAAACTTAAAGCTACTTTTGGTACAAGAATACCAAGTTTACTTGCTGTGTTAAAAAGGATGGTGAAATAAGAAGTAATGGAAAAAAGCTTTGTATTTAACAGTGTAAACGGAGATAGAAGGTATAAAGCGGAAGATTTTAGAGAATATTTTGCAAGTTTCATAAGCAATGGAGTGTTCCCTAATCCAAGCAATAATCTGCAACTTATAGCTAATAATGATATGACTATAACAATTAAAGCAGGTAAAGGATGGATTAATGGAGCAATTTATATTAACACAGATGATTATATTTTAAATATAGACGTAGCAGATGGGTATTAAATAGAATAGATAGAGTTGTATTAAGAATGGATACAACTAAAAAGAAAAATATATTCTTATGTAAAAAAAGGGGTATTTGCAAGTAGTCCAGTTGCTCCAACCCTTCAGCGCGATGCAGATGCATATGAGATAGCATTAGCAGATGTGGCTGTTAATAAAGGTGCGATTAGTATTACACAGGCTAATATAACAGATCTAAGACTTGATAAAAACTTATGCGGCATAGTGCATGGAACTGTAGATCAAATAGATGTTACAACTCTATTTAATCAATACAGTACAAGGTTTAAAATAAAATCAGAAGAATTTGAAAAAGAATTTGAAGATTGGCTTAAAACTTTAAAGGATGTTTTAGGGGAGGATACAGCAGGTAATCTATTAAACTTAATAACTAAAAATACTGAAAGTATAAATAATATTAAGTCGGATTTGGCTGAAATGGCGACGCTAAAAGATAAAAATACAAATGTAAAATATAAATTGGTTGTAATAGATGGGGAACCATTTTTAGAGGTGGTAGAAGTATGAGTTTACAAATAGGAGATTTAATTCCATTACAAGGTTTAACAAAAGAAGATAAAAAGAAACTTGTGGATATTGTAAATAAAGCAGAAGCTAATCAATCTATTATTAAAACTAATATAATTAATTCTTTAAATAATAAACTAAAAACTGCTCTAAAAACTGATAGTTCTTGGATAGATATACAAAATGCTATTATATCATCAAATTGTGTTAATTATACAAAGGGTATACTCAAAGGTAATGAATATAATTATTCCCTTAATACAGGTTTTAAAGCTAGAGTTATATCTTTAACTAAAGGTGATGATGTTCTTATATGGTGTTATCCAAAGGCCGAATTTGATCATTATAATAATATAGCTATTTGGAGATATGATACTTATGTTTCATTACAACGTAGATATAGTAATCAAGATGCATTACAGCTTGATGGTTATTCATGGGAAGCATGGGAATAGTTAAAGGTAGGTGAAAAATAATGTTAGATAATACAGCAAAAATAAGTGAAATAATAACAGCACTTGAAAATATGCAAGGCTTAAATCAAAAAGGCAGATTTAAAAAGTGCTTTAATTGCAAAAGGAATAAATGCTTCAGATACAGACGGAGTAGCTAATTTAATTGCTAAATTAAATAGTGCTAATTTAGTATTAAACGGTAAAAGATTTGCTACTGGCAGTCGTACTTTAACTAATATGTCTGAAACCACCATATACCCTATTACAGGTTTATCATTCACACCTAATAAAGTAATTGTGAGTGCTTATTATATAAATCAAAGAGGTTATAAGCGAACATCTTTCCAGATAAGTTCTAATACAAATGATATGTACGACGTTTACGGTCAAAGTACTTACGGAATGTTCGGAAATAAGGGAGAAGGTTTTAATGATAGTATGGCCATACAACGTACTGAGAGTGACATTTTTCAAAATGGCTTTAATGTTAGATTAGATGACGTTAGTAGTAGTAGTAATAGTGTTGTTACGCTGAGATATTGGGCGTTTGAACAATAAATTAATTATTAGAGGTGATATAATGTATTTAGGAGAACGAATTATTTTTAATAAAAAAACAGGTACAGTTTTAAATTATTGTTTAGATGAAAGATTTGATTCTGGTTTAACTGAGGAAATGATTGACAATTTAAGACCAAAGGAAATGGATTTTATTGATTTAGAATATGGAAGTAAGGTTTTAAAAAATGCAATCATTTATCATGTTGATGTAGAAACTAAAGAAATAATTATAGACAAATATATAGAACACATAGAAACTGAAGAAGAAAAATTAAAAAGAGAAAAGCAAGAATTAGAAAATCAACTGCTTTTGCAAGCAGATAATAATTTAGATGGAGGTATTTTATAATGGAAATTAATATGGTGATAGTAAGAATATGTGCAGAGAGAATAACAAATAAAGGATTAAACCCAAAAACACAAAAAACTTATATTTTAGATGATGTAACTAACAAAGATTATAGAAAATCTATAGAGGATTATATATTAGAACATACACCAGAAGTTTAAGACGCAATAGATAAATAAAGCGACACAAATAAATAATTTTATAAAGGCAAAGTAGGGACTATTAATATGTAGTCTTTTTTATTTTCGTTAAATTTATTAAAAATTTTTATTAAAAAATCTCCAATTTTATAAAACTGAAATAATAATTTAGCAAAACTAATAATTGGAGGTTTCAAGAAATGAAAAAAGAGAGTATATTAAATATGATTTGGATGTTATCATTGCTAATAGGAATTGTAACAGCGTGCAAACTAAATGAAAGCCATGTGAAATTTTAATATTTCTATTTACTTATGTATCTTTAATGTATGTATTTTTTTGGCAATGAGAAATAATATAGGAAAAGATAAACCTATGAAAATACTTATATTAGAGCCTTGTGACAAAGATGAACTATTACAATACAGGTTAAACACTGAATTAAAGAATTTAAATAAGCAAGGCTTTACTGTAGATTACGTAAAGATAATGCCCATTAAAAAATTTATTAAAGTTCTCTATAAGGCTTATATTATATACTATTAGAGGAACCTGTTTGACGCAGGTTCTTTTTTATTTTTAATTACTGGAGGGTGACATGGAAAATGAAATAATTAAATTAGTAGCTAGTCAAGGAGTGTTTGCGATATTTTTTGCTTACCTCCTTTTTTATGTTTTAAAAGAAAACTCTAAGCGAGAAGGAAAATACCAGGAGATTATATCAGATTTAACACAGAGATTTAATATTTTAGATGATGTTAAAAAAAGTGTAGATAAGATAGAAGAAAAACTAGAAAGGTAGTGATAATATGGAATTTCTAAAACAATTTCTACAGATAAAAAAGATAATAGCATTATTGACAACTATAGTATTTTGCATTTTAAGTGCAAAAGGGAATCTATCCAGTACAGAATTTTTGAGTGTATTTACATTAATAATAGGATTTTATTTTGGACAAAGTTCAGCTAGACAAGCGGTAAAAGAAAGTAAAGAGCAGGAATAAACCTGTTCTTTTTTTATTAAATTTTTAGGAGGTAAATTTATGAAAATAGGAGTAGATTGTGGGCATACAATGTCTGGAGCTGATTATGGGGCAGTAGGAATAAAAGCAGAATCAAATCTAACCAGAGAAGTAGGCACTAGAGTAATAAATAAATTACAAGCATTAAGGCATACAGTTGTTAAATGTTATAAGGATAGTTGTTCAAGCTTAAATGATAGTTTAAGTTATAGAACTAATATGGCTAATAATAACGGTGTTGATTTATATGTAAGTATACATTTTAATAAGTTTAATAGTTCTGCTTATGGAACAGAGATTTGGACTTATGGTGGGAAATCTTTTACAGAGCCATCAAGAGTATTAAATAATATTTGTGCTTTAGGCTATACCAATAGGGGGATAAAAGATGGTAGTAATTTATATGTATTAAAACATACAAAAGCTAAAGCCATGCTTATAGAATGTTGTTTCTGCGATAATGCAGGAGATATGAACAGATATAATGCTGAAAATATGGCAGATGCATAGTAAAAGGGTTAGTAGGACAAACTACAAGTAGTACCCCAAGCAAACCATCTACAAACAATAATAGTTGGGTTAATTTAGATGGGAAAACAGGTACTATATGTACTCCAAGTGGTGTAAATGTTAGGGAAAAGAAATCTACATCTTCTAAAATATTAGGTGCTTTACCTAATGGATCAAAGGTACAATTATATCGTAAGGAAGGAGATTGGATACATATATATTATCCACCACATGGAGGGTATGTGTATGCTAAATATATAAGATATTAAGTTTTAGAGGTATTTTCCCTCATGGAAATACCTTTTATTTTTCCAACCTACTTTAATTTTAAAACCTATCTTAGTCATTGCTATACAATGCTTTAGGGTAGGTTTTCTATATAAATTTTAAATTATCTCAATTGGTTGGAAAATTTTCTTTAGAATCTTGTAAAATCAATACTTCTATGTTATCCTTAAAAATAAGGAATGGCTATTTTACTATGGTTGAACATTAACATGAGATGTATTTAAATTTTGAATATAAATAGGCTTCATCATTATATGAAACGTTGAACATTAACATAAGATGTATTTAAATCTATCTAACCATTTTACTAAAGCTTTTGTACAATCCGTTGAACATTAACATAAGATGTATTTAGATTTTTCTGTTCCATACATTTTTTCTACTTTGAAATTTGTTGAACATTAACATGAGATGTATTTAAATTACTATGATAAGAATGGAAACTTACAAAGTGCTTTGTTGAACAATAACATGAGATGTATTTAAATAAAGGAACTTCTTTATATCCCGCATTATAATTAACTCGCTGAACAATAACATAGGATGTATTTAAATTCTTGTACGTCAACCCCTGCGGTTAAAACTAATACTTGTTGAACATTAACATATGATGTATTTAAATAGTAATTCCGTCCCACCTACAGCAAATTTGGCATTTGTTGAACAATAACATGAGATGTATTTAAATTCCCATAACATCCATTTTAGCCATCCCCAAGATTCTGCTGAACAATAACATAAGATGTATTTAAATGGGTTTTCAAGGCCGAATTTTCGGCTACCAAGCTTAATTGAATATTAACATAGGTGTATTTGAATGGACTCATTGGGAATGTAATTGTGGATACTTTCATGTTGAACATTAACATAAAATGTATTATTAAAAATAGTAATTGTAGCTTATGCTGTAGTTATTATTTTTTTACTATTTAAAGGAATTTTTTAACATTTATAGAATGTTAAATATAACGGTTTCCCAATAGGTTAATTATAGACATCCCTCATAATACAAAAGAACCCCAATAAATGGGGTTCTTTTGTTGTGGAATTTTCTATTTGGTGCTATATATTGGTCTATTTTTATTATATCTAGGCATAAAAAATTTAATCCAGGGAAATTATTTTTCCTTGGATTTATAATCAGTATATAATTTTTCTATAAACTCACCCATGGAGCAGTTGAGGTCTAAAACTTCTTTTTTCATTTTAAGCTTTATATCTTTATCTATCAATACCGTTAATTTTTCTCTATTCTCATTTTTAGATTGTTTTTTATTCATCTAATCACCTCTAATAAACTTATAAATTAATTATACTATAAGAATAATTAAAAGTACATAAAAAGGTGTTGACTTATACGGCAAAATGATTTAATATAAAAATATAATATTTATACGGTAAAATGATTTATACGAATAACATAAGGAGTGAGTTAAATGAAAAAGGTGGTATTAAGTTTATTAGTAGGTCTAATAATAGGAATGTCTACGAGGCTTGTCGGTGTAGCAAAAGCTATTCAGCCAGCGGAAGATAACGGAAAAGAAAACGGATATTATATGTATTGTTTAGATAAGGCAAAACCTGTATGGGTATCTTTAAATAAAGTAAAAAATGGAGAAAAGTTTCTTTATTTAAGTAACCCTAAAAACAACACAGTTATAAAGTTAGTAAAAATAAATTAAATGAATAAAAAAAGAGAGCAATTCCAACTAAGGAACTACTCTCTTTTATATAGAATTTTCTATATAAATTGGTATAGTGTCTTGGGCTGTTTTTATTATAGCCAAAGTATGGATATTTTAATCATATAAGAAGTATCTAGAGCATTAGGAAAATTAATATAAATGAGAAGGTGGTAGTTCCTTAATTGGAGCTACCTTCTTTTTTATTTTTAAACATATAAAGGAAATTAGTAAATTAAAATAGAATATACAATATAATAATTAGTGTACATTTTGATGTTGAGGTGATAGTGTGGCACTTAAAAATAGGTTAAAGGAAATAAGAATGACTGAGCACATGCTGGATCAAAAAGAATTTGCAAAAATGCTTAAAGTAGCAAATACAACTTATTGTCAATGGGAAAGTGGTGTATGTAATCCTAAATTAGAATTAGCTTTTAGTATAGCTGCAAAATTAAATAAAAAGACAGATGAAATATGGTATTTAGAATAGTGCCATATTTTTTTATGCTTTTAAATTCATGTTTTCAGAAAAAAATTAAAATAGATGGTATCAAATTCAGAAAATATGAATAGTATGTATTAAGAAGGTAACAAAGAGTACAGGGGGCTACAATGATGGCAGATAGATTAAGAGTAGTATTAGAATTTAAAAATCTGACATAAAAGAATTAAAATTATATGGCAAACTATTAGAATTTACTAATCCAGGAGCAGTGGTCAAGGATATTCTTAAAGGAACTTTACCTATAGATATTATTAATTTAAAAGAGTAGTTAATAAAGCAAGTTAGTAATTTAGTTGGATCATATTGATATAAAAATATTTTAACCTATAAATTAGGGAGCAATCCCTATATTACATATAACTAAAGAAAAGTTATATGAATGCAAAAGAGAAAGGATGTTTCTATGAAAAAACTAACAGACTTAATAGCAATTTTATTTGCTATAGGGTTTTGTGCATTTATTATTCTAGGCATAAGTTTTATTGCAAGGGAGGTTGGATTGAATCCTAATTTTGTATTATACCTAACAATTCTTTTTAGTATTCCAACAATAATAAGTTTTAGTTGGTTTATATTCTGTTCTGTGGTTAAACCTAAAAAAAGGATACAAATAGCAGCGGAGCAGATATTTTATAAACAAAAAGTATATCCAATATATTTAGAAACTAGAAATTACTTTAGGATTGCATTACAGAATAAAATGCTTACAAGAAAAGAGTTGTTAGAATTTAAAGAAATACTACAACATGCATTAAAAGGTAATTTAAAACCTTATTATGGTCAAAAATTTGAAAATGATGCACATGAAATCTATACAAAATTAAAAAGCCACCATATCCAAGAAAAAGATATGATAGCTTTAAGGGATTATGTTATGCCTTACGCTATTGCAGCTACAACATATAATGCACAAATCCCAACTACTCAAAAACCACATTTAAGAGTAGTTAAATAAGTAACCAAACTTATTTTTAAAATGAGATTGAGAATATTACAAATAAACAACCATATTTATTTTTTATTCTCTTTCTCTATCCTTGTTACATAATAGTTTAACCAGCTATTAATAATTTATACAGGAGGTTTATATGGATTTATTTTGGTTAGATAAGACTATTTTAAAAACTATATTAAATTTAAGTTACTACCAGTTTTTTTTAATAAACTTTGGCGGCTTAGTAGGTGCTTTTCTTTATAGTGGAACTTTTAGCAATAAACAAGGTGGAAAAAGAAGATGATTACCGAATTTGCATTAGCAGGAGGATTAGTTTATGGATACAATTATGTAATTAGTACTAAAAGGAAAGTTAAAAAAATTATAAAAGATACGTTAGAGAATAATAATTTGGATTATAAAATTATTAATATAGAAAATACGGAGAATGGATACAAAGTTATAATTAGTTTATATGGAGTGGGTTTTGAAAAGCTAGAAAATGCAAAGGATCTATTAGAAAGTAGTTTAGGTAGCTATGTAGAAATACAACAAAACGAGAATATAAAGACAGCTACAATATATGTTATAGAAGAAAAACTAACGGATAGTTATAAATATAGTTCTGTTACTGTTAAACCATATGAGCTATTTATAGGAAAACTTATACTTTAAAAGATGTAATATTAAATATGCGAGATTTACCACACTGCTTGTTTAGTGGAATTAATAGTAGTGGTAAAACCTTATGCATGGTAACAGCTTTAGTTAATCTAGTACACTATAATAGTTCTAGGGATATAGAATTATTTTTGGCACAAGTAAGTGCTAAGAAAGATCTGAGAAAATTTAAGGATATAAAACAGTGTAGAGGATATGCAGATAACTTAATTAAAGCATATGATATGTTCCAATATCTTTACCACACTATGGAAAAGCGAATATCTATGTTTAATGACATTAAGAGTAAATATGTGGACGATATATATGAATGGAATAAAGCATTTCCAAAAAGGAAGATGCGTGTAATTTATTTGGCCATGGATGAATTTACTTCTTATATGCCAGATAGTTTAGATAGTAAAGAAGATGCAGAATTAAAAACTAAATGTTTGGATCTACTTGTAAAGTTAATACAGCAGAGTAGATGTACTGGAATATATGTATTAGCAAGTTTACAAAGGCCAGATAAAGAAAGTTTACCTCCACGTTTAAAGGCACAGTTTAATTGTAAAGTTAGCTTTAAACAATCAAATATAGCAAGCTCACTAGTAGTAACCGATTCCGAGAAAGCATTTAATTTAAAACCAAAGAGAGAGGCTATAGTTAATTCTGATGAGGAGCATTTAATAAAGACACTTTATATTGATAATAAAATGATAAAAGATATTTTAGAACCACATATAGATATGGAGCACAAAAATTATTATAACTATAAAAAAGAATCTCTAAAAGAAACTAAGCTATTAATAGAAGCAAAGCCCTAAAAAGAAGAAATCTAAAAACAGGGTAAAGTTATGTATCTAACAAATAGGGATAAAGATATTTTAAAATTTATAGAGCAGTATGGAAGTATTACAATTAATCAGTGTAGTAAGATATTTTTAGTAAATGCAAGCAAAATTATTACCAGGCTAGAAAAAGATTAAAATTACTTTCAGATAATAAATATCTTAAAAGATATAGAAAAGATATGAGATCAGAGGCCGTATACTATTTAGATAAGAAATTATCTGCACACGATTTGAAAGTACTGGATATATATGCGGAATTATTGCATTTAGGAGCAGAAATAAAATATTTTAAAAGAGAATATATAATACCTACTAAAAATAAAGAATATAGAGCAGATGGACTTATAGAGTGTACAAAAGACGGATATTTCTATCCTATCTTAATAGAAGTAGATTATACACATTTTACATCCAATAACAAGCTATTAAACATTTATAATTCTAATTATTTTCAAGAAAAGTATAAAGACCTAGATACAGATATTTTCCCAACAGTTTTAATTGTTAGACCTTTTATTTCTTCTTCTAATGATAATTTACCTTTTAATATTATCTATTCTACTATGTGCATAAATAATATAAACACATTATTTAACTAATTACTAATTTTTAAAAGGGAATTACTAATTACAAAAAAATATTACTTATTGTACTGCAAACATATAATGGCTTAAATACTAATATCTAAGCTTTATTTTATACCTATTATGTAGTTATTTATGATAGGTATAAATGATAGGTAGCTAGAATTTGATAATTTGTTTACAAATATTACATTTTTGTTATAATTAAGCTATATTACCATGAGGGGGATTTGATAATATGAAGAAAATACTATCTATATTAATAGTAGGAATTTTAGCCTTAGGATTAGTTGCTTGTGGATCTAAACAAACAACTAAAAATGAAGTAAAAAACAAAATCTATAAATCTGGAGAAGAGGTATTTGTTAAAGATGAAAATGGGAAAGAAGTTTACTCATTAAAAATAAATGGTGTAAAAAAAGCTGATGATTTTGAATATAAAAAAGATTTTCCAGAGAGTAATAGAAAACAAATAATAGAATTAGATTATAGCTATAAAAACATATCTAAAGATGATGAAAATAAATTAGAAATACATGGAGCAGATTTAAAAGTTATGGATTCCACAGGTGCAATGGCTGAAGGTTCTGATATGTATCCTAAACAAAAACCACAAAAAACTCCAGTAGGAGCTAATTGTACTGTTCAAGCTTATTACGGTTTACAAAATACAAGTGATAAAATAAAAGTAGTGTTTAGTACTGAATCCTATAACACTACTATAGAATTTGAAGTACCAGTAAAATAATATTATTTATAATACAAAAACTCTAGAGGGATTACCTTTAGAGTTTTTTATATTTACACAATTGAGTATCATCTATTATACAGTCTTCATGTGGACAGTAACAACATATTATATCCATAATACATATATCAAGTTCGTGCGCAATTTTTTCCACTTGGTCAAGTGTCAGATCTTCAAGATTGTTTTTATTTTTTATTATCTTTTTGTCAATTAATCTTTTAGTATTATTCCTTATAAGTTTTCCAGTATCATTATTTTTCACCTTTTGCCTCCTTATCTTTATGTCTAACACAATTACAGCAATCCTTATTGTTTATTAATAAGAGTGCTACACATACTTCCAGAGCCTCCGCTATTCTTTCTAACATGTCTAAAGAAGGTGTTTTCTTACCAGCTTCAATTTCAGAAACATAACTTCTGCTAATACCAGCCAATATTGCTAATTTACTTTGGCTAATATTCTTTTCCTCACGAATTTTTTTTAGATTAATTTTCACAGTTTCATCACCAAAATTAAGTATAACTTAATATATAATAGAAAATCACTATATAAATCATGGAAAATAAAGTTATAAAATGTAATAATATAATATATTAAAAATTATACAAATTTTGGTCGAAAATATCGCTCGCAGTGAACACTTTTTGTGCTATTATATACGTGTAAGATGCATCTACACAAAAATAAATTTAAATTTATTTAGTTTTTAAATTATTAGAATGAGATTTATAAAATGGTTCCATTTTGTTTGTCCTACACAAAAGATAGTCTAGGGATATATTAAAATAGTCAGCTATTTTTACTAATAAAGAAATGTCAGGTTCACGAATACCGTTTTCATAGTTAGCTACAGCAGAGCGTGTTATTTTAAGAATATCTGCGATTTGATCTTGAGTTAAATCTCTATCTTCCCGCAATCCTTTTAGTCTATCTTTAAATACCAATATAATCACCTCAAATAAAAATTTTATCATTAGGATTATTGGTAATAATCAATGTCACGTTGTGTGACAAAATAGAAAAATAAAATAAGTTTATAGAACAAACGTTCTTTACAATATTGGGTAAAAATGCTATTATGAAATTAACGCAAGAAAGCGAAGGAACAAATACGGGAAGGTTTCAAAAATTGTGACTGAGAAAAATTATGTTAAAATAATAATATGATAAAGATATAGGGGATGGACAAATGATAATTAAAGTTGTAATTATAAATGGGGAACGAAGGGTTATCATTAGAAAAAATAATGTTATAATATTTATATTACATAAATAAAAAACGTACTTGGCCAAAACAAGTACGTTTTTTAGTAGCATCAATTTCAGATGTATTGCACATCCGGCCCAACCGCCGCCGATAACTACAACCTTCATTAAAAATCCACCCCCAAATTTATATAGGTCTTAATTAAACATGTTTTATAATTATTTATATAATTTTTTGACCGTTGTAACCCTCCTAATTTATCCTCATACTATTAAAATATTTTTTTAAAAGATTTTTGTTACATAAAGTTTTACAATAATCTTTTTATTGTTCAATTAGGATTTAATAAAAATAATTAATTATGAATTTGGTAAACATACTTATAAGTATATTAAGGGGATTTTAGAAAACTGGAAAACAAATAGGGGTGTTATGGAAAATAAGAAGGTAAAAGGTGGCGATTTTGATGACACTAAAAACGAGCATAAACAGAATAATGGAGGAGATAAAGAATCAAAGAGAAAATGGTCTGGGTATAAACCACCAAAAGCTAAATTACAAAGAGATAGAAAATGTAAGGGACTCATATAAAGAAGTTTGTAATAAATGCGGTGGTAGTACATGGATAACTAATATAGATAAAGAAGGTAGAATTTATTGCAGAAGGTGTAGCTGCTATGAAATGCAAAGGGCTAAAGATATGTGGAATTTAGCAGGAATAAATACAGAGCAATCTAAACATACCTTTTCAAACTATAAACCCTATAATGAAACAACTGAATTAGCAAAGAATACAGCCATTCAATATTATAAAAATTTTGATGAAATCAAAAATACAAGACAAAATAGTATTGCTTTTATAGGGCAAGTGGGTAGTGGCAAAACTCATTTAAGTATAGCTTTAGCTGTAAATTTTTTAAGAAATAAACAAATTTCAGTTATATATATGCCTTATAGAAATACTATAACAAAAATAAAACAAAATATGATAGATGAAAAATATTATAGTAAGGTTTTATCAAAGTACCAAAAGGCAAAGATTCTTCTTATAGATGATTTATTTAAAGGTAAAATAAATGAATCTGATACAAATATAATGTTTGAAATAATTAATTATAGATATATAAATTATTTACCTATGATAGTTAGTTCTGAATTTACTGTAGAAAGGCTCCTAGATTTTGATGAAGCTATAGGAAGTAGAATAATTGAAATGGCAAAGGATTATACTGTTGAAATAGTTGGAAAGGAAAATAATTATAGATTAAAAATTTGA